TAGCCAAAGCATAAGAAATTTTTCGTCTATCATTTTCTTGAGCCTTTTCGAAAGCTTGTCGAGTAGAATAAAATTTAGATACTTGTTGATAATGCTGTATTCCATTCCATTCTAAAATATAATGTAGCTCTGGGAGATAGAAGTCGTAGCGGAAGCGACCATTGTTTAAGTCTTTAAAACTCTTTTCTCTTTCAAAAATAATTTTTTCTTTTGTTAAAAACTTGGCTAATTTATCTTCACCTTTACTCATTTTATTATTCACCTCTTCTTAAAAAAGTAGAGTTTTTAAATGTTTACTCTACTTATTTATAGATGGTATAGGAATATCATATATATTTTAAAAACTGGAGGAAACAAAATGGCAATATCTTTAATAAAAATAGGAAATTCAACAAATATTCCAACACATCATTATTTTTGTGATGAGGCTTCTGATAAAGATGGACTTGATGTAACTCGCGTCCCAATGGGAAGCACCTGTTATGTAATTAATGCAAGTAGAGAATACGTTTTGAATTCAAGCAAAGAATGGAAAGAAAAAATTACTCAAACTGCTATGGAAACAGCGGAGGAATAAGTAGATGTTACAAATAAAAGCAAGATATGTACCCCGTTGTAATACTTCTGCGGGTTGGTTATCAGAAACTGTTCCTCTTCTTGAAGGAGAAGTTGGAATAGAAACAGATACTTACAAATGGAAAATTGGTAAGATAAAAGTTGGGGGAGATAATTTATTAACACCGTGGGATGAGCTTAAATATATGGGTTCAATAAGCGAATATACTATTGGTAATTTAGTAAGTATTGATAACAACGGTAATATAGTAGATAGCGGTACTAAAGTTAGCGATCTTTTAAAAACAGAAACTTATTATTTTGATTCTATATTAGTAGCTAGTCAAACAATAAATTCTGGTGACTTTAGTTCAGCAGCAACTATAAATAATAGTAATAGAGAAGCAAAAGTAACTATTATTAATAAAAAAATAATATTAGATTTATTAAAGGACATTGTTTTATCTGGCAGTCTTGATTTGGAAAAGAGTTTAATATTTAATACTAACGGGTACAACATAGAATTATTAAATAGTTCTCGTATAAGATTCAGAGAAACTATAGAACCAGTAACTTCTATATTTAATTGTAAAGGTTCAATTATTTCAAGAAGCGGTACACAGACACCTAACCTTGTTTCGTTATCTGTAACTTGTTCTAATTTTACAATAAACGAAGCAACTATTGAAGATTATAATTCTACTGGCGGTTGTTCAACTATTGCTATTAGTAAAGCTAATAATATAACAAACATTAATTATTGTTCAATTAAAACTTCTGGTTATAATTTGGCTTTTTGTATAAATGGGATGAAAAGTAAACAAATAAATATAAACAATTCTACATGTATAGCTGGAGCTCTTGAAGGTGATGCATCAGTTTATGATGCAGGTCAATCCCTTAGCGAGGGTGCTATAATTTACCCTGATGTAGAAGAGTGCAATATCTTAGGAGGATTGTTCAGTGCTGAATGTATGTCATTATCTGTCAGATGCCCTAGATTAATACTTAGAGATGCCATTTTTGAGTCATGCGATCATGGAGTATACTTCACAGGAGAAAGATCCTCAGCTAGTGGGTGTACTTTTAAACATCTGAAATGGAGCTCATTGCAATGTGCATTACTTGAATATCCGTTTAAGGATGGTGAAGTAAAAACTAAAAGTTATTATACATCTCAAAATCCTGATTACTGCAATTATGGATTAATGTATATAGGATCCGATATCTGTAAAGCAAGAGTAGCAGTTCATAACTGCAGTGAAGTATTTGATAACGATCATGCAAAGATAAATATAAGTTCTAATTATGGATATTTAAGTTCTTATTTATACTTAAGTAACTACACTGCATCTCATGATATCAGAGTTGATGGAGTTAATCCTGGTGGAAATCGTGCTCATTTAATCATAGGCAAAGATGTAGTTTACTCAGGTATAGCTTATACGAATAATACTTTAGGGAACGGATACGTAGATAATACTAATTACATCGATAGATATTTTTATAGTATTGAGAGTATTACAGAAGAGATTGAAGTAGATGAGTTAGAACAAAAGACTGAAGCCGACATCACTCTTTTGCAAAAAGAAGTCAAAGACACCTCAAAAATGATAGCAGAAGCCAATCCCAATGGAGATGCAAGAGCAACTGTAAGCGGAATAAACGCTGTTAGTTTGCCGAAGAACGTCACACAGGGTGGTGGAAAAGTTACGGTCGAGGGTGAGCTGGTTAAGAATGGGGTTTCGTACAATCCTGAAACGTGGGCGGAGTGGACAACTAGAAATAATGTAACATTTGATTCGACCGGAGCAACTATAACTGTATATGACACTTATTCTTCTCTTGGTATTAAGACTTCGTTTAAACCCTCTACTAAATATTTATTAATATTAGATGTAATTACTAACGACTTGACTACGAACATAATAAATGATAATTCTTATGTTTTCCCAGATGGAACAGTAATAGTAACTCCAGGACAAACAGGAATTGCAAAAGCTGTTATGACAACAAAAGAAACAATTATAAATAATAGTTTTCATTTAAAAAGAGCATCAAATGAAACTACTCCCAGAACAATAAAACTAAAAGACATAAGAGTTTATGAACTCCCATCAGGCTCACAAATAGAAGCCGATGCAACTAACCTAACCGCAGACGAACTAAACGCAAAGTACCCATTTATTCAAGGCACAAAGTCTGTAACAAAGACAAGGGTTAAGTCTGTGGGTAAGAATTTGTTTGATATTTCAAAGGTAGCAACAAATACAAGTGTAATAAATAATATTACATATTTACAAGTAACAATAGGCGCGGTAACTAACGGAGTAAGAGCAGGCTCGCCTTATTATAAATTACGTGACTATGCACCTTATTTAATAGTAGGTCAAACATATACTTTGAGTGCAACGTCAACAGGTTCTGAAAAAAGAATATATTTAGTGGGTTCAAGTGTTTCGTGGAATTTTGACACATCAAAAACCATTACACAAGCAATGTTAGACAGTGATGTATACTTTTACGCAAGTGGGCTTAGTACATCAGCACAAATTTCAAGTATACAAATTGAACGCAACACAATCGCAACCCCCTACACCCCCTACACCTCAAGCGGTGTATACCTCGCCCCACAAGAATTATATAGTTTGCCCAACGGTGTTAAAGATACAATAGATACAAACGGGGTTTTGACAAAGAGGGTTAAGAAAGACACTGCTTCGGGAATCGTAGCGGTCAATAAAACAAATTATCCTCTTGCTAAAAATGGTGGTCAGTTTGTAAACTATCTAACAGCAGGTGGAATGGAGATAGGAGTAATTGGCACAGACAGCACAACAGGTGCAGGAACATTATATTACGAATTAGCGTTGCCAGTCACTACACCAAACCAAGCCACAGGCACACTCATCACGCACCCGAGCGGTACAGTATACATAGAAAATGCTCTTGCAGATAGTGGACTGTATGATGGCGGTATAACCGTTTTGAATACAGACTTCCCTATAAAAACGCTTGAAAGAATACAAAAAATTATAGATGGGTATACAGTGGATATTGATGTATCAAAGGCGGTTGTATCACTTGACAAGCTATCGTTCACACACCCTAATTTGGTAAACGGTGATGTCATAGTTTTTGAATACTTGTATGAATATGCAGGAATAAACGGTCAAGCAGAGGTTGAGTATTTAGATAATCAGTTTGTAATAGCCGACACAGCAAACGGAAAGTTTTATAAATATAAGCCTGTTATTACAAATGGTGTAATAACAAGCTGGGCAGTAGTGGAGGTATAACAATGACAAGGGAACTAATAGTAGAAGTATTGGCAAAACGAGTTGACAAAGGCGAAATCACTCTTGAGCAGATACACGAATTTTACCGAGAAGACGTTCAAAGAAAATTGGGAAATTAGACACGATATGAAAGACGTTATAAGGTCGGTTTGCTGGGGTCTAATATATTTTATGATTGAGATTATTTTCAAAAGACACACTACTCAGACCAATTCACACGTTATAATGTGGGTGATATCAAGCGTTATACTTTATTTTATATTTAAGGTGGTACGTATGAAAACACCGAAAATTGTTAGAATACTCTTTTGCACCCACATTATAACATCGGTTGAATTGTTATCAGGCTACACCCTTTGGAGGGTATTTGGGTTACGTATATGGAATTATGACGGACTTTTTGGGAGTCTACATGGGTTCATATGTGTAAAATATACTTTATTATGGTTAACACTATCAACAGTAGCTGTTGTATTTTATGATTTATTTAAGGAGAGGAACAATGGAAAGTTATACACCACCATTTAAGTATTTATTTGAGAAATGCTTGAACGCAGACTATATCCGGACAGAAAACAGCGGAGATTATTCAATCCAAGTTGAAGGCAAAACATTATATCTGTTGTTCCAATGGTCCAATGGTACTACTGACTGGAAAAACAATTTTGATTTTCCTGCTAAAGCATACAAAAACGGTATTGATAAATGGTTCTGCCATAGGGGATTTTTAAAAGTTTGGAAATCAATTCGTGATCAACTCGAACCACGAGTGCTGTCAATTTTACAGACACAAGAAATTGAAAATATTAGTTGTGTAGGATATTCACACGGTGCCGCTATTGCAGGATTAGCAACAGAGGACATGGAATTTATATATGGCTCTTGTTATAAAGTATCGGGTTATGGTTTTGGTTGTCCAAGATTTACATGGGGATTTTTACCAAAAGATGTAAAAGAAAGATTTAAAAATTTTATACCAATTAGAAATATCCCCGACTTAGTTACACACGTACCTCCGGCAATTCTTGGATATAGACACGGAGGAAAATTATTAAGAATTGGAAAAATGTTTGATATTATTAAGATATGGAAATTAAAACTTCCCAAACCTCGTGGACCAATCAAAGCTCATTACGATAGTGAATATATAAAATCACTAAAAGAATTAGAGAAATAAATAAAAAAAAGTAGGAAATATTTCCTACTTTTTTAATTTACTTATTTATTCTTACCTGTGCTTCTATTTTTTGTTCAATAAGTGTATCGATATCACCAAATTTTTCTACTATAATCTTTCTTATATCATCATTTAATGTTTTAGTTACTGCTGAATAAGTTTTTAGTAAAGCTTCTTTTTGTGCTGTTGCATCAAACATACCACCTTGTTTAAGAGACTGGACGTAAGTTTGCATTGTTGCATTTACATTATCAGTTATAAGCATGTCTAAAACATCGAGAGCTTTCGATAGCTGCTCATTTTTAGTTTTTTGTTTTGTTTCTTCTATTTTTGAATTAATAAAAGATACAAGATATTTTGTTAAGATACCAAGTAGAGGAACAATACATATTGTAAATATTGTTTCTAATATTTTGAGCCAATCCATAATTTACCTCCTTAAATTTTAAAATAAAATTAAAAATCTTCATTATTTATAAACGCGCGGGCGCATGCGCGTGATTATATTATATTTTTAAAAATAAATCAATTTTTATTCTTCTTTAAATTTTAAGTAGATATTTTACAATTATCATCTAAAAATTTGAATTTTTTCAGAAAATGTGTTATAATTAAGTAAATAAGAATAAAAGGAGATAATTATGGAACAGAATTATGAAGAAATAAATCCTGCGGCACATTATGATTCAATCAGTTATAAATTTACAATAAACTTGCTCAGTTTAAACAGAGAAAGAGGTTCAATTAACCTTTATGGATTTAATTACAAAAATCCAGAACACCTATATGCCTTTGAAAGAGCTATTAATGTTTCAAGTCTGGTTGATAAACCGATTAAAATTGATTGTCCTTTTTTCACAAGATTAAAACTATCGATTAAATATTTTTCACAAGTTCGTTTTATTAAGAGAGCAGAAAAAATAATAAATAAAGACATAATAATTGACGAAATATTAGAATTCATGCGACCTTATGCTAAAAAAATCACTAAAGACCCAGAGTTTAATTTTGCAAAGATTTCTGAATATTATAAAGGAGGAATTTAAGATGATTGAAGTAATTACACCCGGAATAAAGAAGTTTTATTGTCACTGCTCAAATTGTAATTGTTATTTTAGTTATGGACTTGAAGATCTTTCATTTGATAATAATATCTATTGTCCAGAGTGTTCAGAAAAAAATGACCATCAATCTTTTACCAATAGACAAATTGAATTAAGTGACCGTAGAGAAACAGCCTCTCCGTCATATTTAAGGGATAGTATAAAACTTTATTAGAAAGGAAAATTATGCAGAAAATTTATAATATCTATACAGATGGCTCCTGTCGTAGAAATGGAAAAGCAGGAGCAAAAGGTAGTTGGGGTTTCGTCTTAGTATCAGAAGATGAACAGAATTGCTTATTTGAAAGCGCCGGCGCCGAGTCTGATACCAGTAATCAAAAAATGGAATTAACTGCGGCGGCAGAAGCTTGTGAATATCTTTCAGGACTTTCAGACTTTACTGAATTCGAAACAGTTAATCTTTATACAGATTCTGCATATTTACATAATTGTTTTAAGGAAAAATGGTATGAAAGATGGGAGCAAAACAACTGGAAGAATAGTAAAAAAGAAAAAGTAGCAAACCGCGAACTTTGGGAGAGATTAATTCCTTATTTTAGAAATCCTTGGCTTAATATTATAAAAGTAAAAGGACACTCTACTAATAAGTGGAATAATTACATTGACGAACTTATTCAAAGAGAGTACAACAAGGAGGAATAGATGTTAAGTATTATTATACCCGTATATAATCGGGCTGATTTATTTGCAGAAGCTTTAATTTCACTAACTAACCAAGTGATGAAAATGTTTTGTGTTGTTGTTGTTGATGATGCAAGTACAGAAGATATTAAATCAGTCTGCGACAAATATTCAAATAAATTAACCATCATTTATTTAAGGCAACCAATAAATAGTGGAGTTGGACTTGCGCGCCAACGCGGATTAGATTGGGTAATTTCTAAAAATATGGATTTACTTATGTTTTTAGACAGTGATGATATATTATTTCCTAATGCCACTCAGGCTTTGAAATATGAAATAAATCATGGTTTATTTGATTATGTAGCAAGTGATATAGTTGTGGAACGTAAAAACGAACCACAAGAAAAAATTGAAGCGAATAAGAGTACAACATGGACTCACGGTAAAATTTATAGGGTTAGTTATATTAAAAAACTTGAATTAGGTTTTCAGGCGGAACTTCGAACAAATGAAGACCTTGCTTTTAATTTGTGTGTTAATTGGAATACTAAAAATGGTTCGTATATTAATAATGAACTTTATTTTTGGCGAGATGCAAAAAATTCGATTACTCGAACAGATGGAGAATTAAAAGATGCCGCAGTTGGTATTGATTATATAAGAGCAGTATATTATGCTATACTTTTTACATTAAAAAATAATTCTGACTTTAAAACCGAAAGAGCAATTCCCAATTTAATTTCTTGTTATAATTATTATCAGATGTCTTTAATTAAAAAAGGAGAAGTTCCAGAAGATATTAAGGCTAAGTTAAAAGAATTATTTTCTAATCCTATAATTAATAAAACTTTAAGTAAAAAAAATATATGGATAGACAATCGTGATTATATATGGAGTTTCTTTGTGAACGAAAATAAAAAAGTTTCTTTTTTCCAACAAACCTTTGGTAGTTGGTATTATGAATTTGGAGGAAAAGCATGGTTACAGTAATTTGTGTTAATGGATATCCCGGGTCTGGCAAAACAACTTTTGAGAATTATTGTCTTGAAATACTTGGTAATAGAGGTTATATTATTTCAAGTATTGATTGGTGTAAAAAAATTTGTTTAGAAAGTGGTTGGGATGGAAAAAAAACACCAGAAACAAGACGTTTTTTAAGTGATGTTAAAGATTTATTCAGTAGTGCTCCATGGGGAGATGTCCCATTAAATACGATTGTTTCTTTTGTAGAGAGTTTAAAAAGAAAGTTAGAGATGTACGATGTAAATGAATATATTAATTTTGTAGTTTTTGTAGATGTGCGCGAACCAAAAAATATATATAAACTTAAAGAATTAGTTGGCGCGCAGGCTCTTTTAATTGTGAGAGAAGATGATACGAATAAAGATTACAGTAATCACGCTGATGCTAATATTTTATATTGCGAATATGAATATTTTTGTATGAATAATAAAGGTCTTGAAGAACTCAAAAAAGAAGCTTCTGATTTTGTTAAAATGATAGACGCTAAGGCATTAAATAAGGAATAATAAATTTGATTTTTTATTAAAAATATGTTATAATATAGTATAATAAAAATGAAATGGAGATAAAATATGAAAGGTTATATAGATAATATTAATTTTGCAGAGCTTGAAATTCAAAAATATTGGGCACCACCTTCTACTTGGACAGATGAAAAACAAAAACAAGAAACATCTAAAAGGATATTTTCTGGTACTTGGCTTGGCTCTCAAAAGAGAGACGGCGCTTTATATGTATTTTTAAAAGATGAAGACGGCGACATTAGTCTTCGTGGTCGTTCTAAAAGTGTAAATGGTGGTTATCTTGATAAATGGGAGTGGTTACCACAACTCAATAACTGGGCAAATACTATTCCTAGCGGAACTTGTTTAATCGGTGAAGTATTCCGTCCTGGCGAAGAGGGCAGTAAAATAACTACTACAATCATGGGTTGTCTTAAAGACAAAGCCATCGCCAGACAAATAAATGAAAAAGATAAAATGCACTATTATGCTTTTGATATAATGGCTTATAATGGCAAATCTCTCCTTAAAACACAAGCCTTTAACCGTTTTAATATTCTTGAAGCACTTAACCATATAAATTCTTGTGATTATGTCGAATATGCAAAATATTATAATGGTAAAGAACTTTGGGCAATGCTTCAAGAGTTGCTGGCTGATGGGTATGAGGGAATGGTTATCACAGAAGGAAGTTCTATTTATGAACCGGGCAAGAGACCAAGTAAAACTACAATGAAGATTAAGAAAAATCTTAAAGATAGTATTGATTGTTTCTTCACTGGGCGTACTCTCGCGCCAACACGTCTTTATACAGGTAAGGAAATAGATAGTTGGCAGTATTGGGAAGATGAGAAAACAGGTGAAAAACTTGAAGGCAATTTATATAAGGAATATTATTTGGGCAAACCTATTGTTCCAATAACAAAGCTTTATTTTAATAGCTGGGCAGGAAGTCTTGAAATTGGAGTTCTTGATGGCGAAAAAATTGTTTCGCTTGGGTTATTGAGTGGTTTAACAGATGAAATTAAGGCTAATCCACAGAAATATGCGAACATACCTATCGAGGTGACCGCTATGGAATTAAATTTTGATAAAGAAGTGCCTACACTTCGACACGGGAAATTAGTTCGATTCAGAGATGATATTACTCTAAAGGATTGCACTTTGGATAAATTAGTTTCTAATCGTAATTCATAAAGGAGTGTGTTTAAATGAGTGTAGTAGCAGCAAAAGTCTACGAAGACAAAATAGTAATAGCGGCAGATTCTATTATGGTACACGGTTGGAGCAAGCAGACTAATCAAGATTTTGTCAAACTTGAAAGCATTAATAACATGATAATTGGCGGGGTTGGATATGCTCAAGAAAGTAGTTTAATGTGGCATTATATGCAATCCCATCGTCCATCAGAACCAACAACCAAGGCTGTACTTGAGTTTATTATTGAATTTTCTTCTTGGAAAAACTTAAAAATAAATTCACCAACTATTGATAATGTATATTTAATGGGTTATAAAGGCAAATTATTTTTTATTCAAAAGATGTTTGTATATGAAGTATCTTCTTATCAAGCTATAGGAGCTGGAGAAGATTTTGCAAGTGCTGCTTTGTATTTAGGACATTCACCCAAAGAAGCCGTAAAAGTAGCCTGTGATTTGTGTTGCATGGTAGCAGAACCAATTATAGAAGAAGTAATGCTCAAAAATTAATAAAAGAAAGGGAAGCATATGACTAAAATAAGATTTTGGAATGTATCTTGTATTGATGCTCTTTCTAATCCACAAACTTATACGATTGTTGTTACAGAAGACTGTGGACAGGACAGAAAAGTACAAGAGGTAGTTAGAAGCTCTGATAAAGAAGCATTACAAAAAGTTTGTGAAAAACACAACGAAACATTAGTAAAAATATTGGAAGATTTTACGGGTAAAACATTTAAAGAACTAAATGAAGAAAGACTAAATAAATATTCGCCAGATTCTTCATATTTATGTTTTTTTGAAAGAGCCAGAGATTAGATTTTGATTCTTTTTTAAAAATATGTTATAATAAATTATAAAATCAGAAAGGAAGAGAATTATGGCAAATAAAGTAACACATGAAGATATTAAAAAAATGAACCAACTTTATTTAAAACTTAAAACCTATGCCGCGGTTTCTCGCGAAGTTGGTTTTAGTCCGAGTACGGTTAAAAAATATATTATTCCTAATTTTACTGAAATTAGAGAAGAAAATATTATCCGTTTTGATTGTGAAATTTTGCCAAAATTTTCGGCTGAAAAATTTAAAGGAATTGATAACTTTGGTGACTTATGTTTACTCAACACTGAAGAAGTCGATGAAATAAGAGAACTTTGGAATGAATTAGAAGTGTAGAAAGAGGTTAATATGGGAAAGTACTTTAAAGTTGATGAAAGTATTGCTTGTCCTAATCATTTTATGATTACCGTTAACCACGAAGAGTTTTACATAAAGCATACTTTAGGTAGTTGTAACGTTATTAGCGCCAGAGTCATGAATTTAAGCTATGCTTCATATCTTCGTATGTGTAGAGATAAATTCAAGGCAGAAATATATGGAAAAGGAAGTAAATATCCTATTGCTTATTTTAAAGATAAAGAAAATGCAAATTCATTAGTTAAAATACTTAATGAATATGCAGACAGAATTATAAAAGAAAGGAGTTAATTATGTTTTTGACCCCAGATAAAATGGAAAAATTTTTCTATGAACACGGAGTTATAGAACGCTTTAAGGAAGTCTATCCGTCCGGCGCAGAACTAAGTACGATAGTAAAAGAAGAAAAATTACCACTATCATTTTTTCTACATACGACTAATCTTTATGACTACATCAGTATTGAAAAAAACATACAGGGAGATATTAACAGAATATTAAAAGTTGAAGATTCGGAAGATATAATGCTGTCGCTCAATATTATTAAATCAAAATTGGTAAAAAATTCCACTTATATAGAAAATTCTAATACGGTTTTTAATTCATATAAAGTTATTGAATCAAAACAAATTTTTGATAGTGAAGTAATAAAAAATAGCGAAAAGATATTTACGAGTTCTTTGGTAAACTCAAGTAAAGAAGTTCACTCTTGTACAAATGTATATTTAAGTCAAAATATCGTTAGTTCGGTCGACGTTATGAATAGTTCATCTATATTAAATTGTGAACACATAAATAATTCATCAATCTTACGTAATTGTGATAAAATGTTTGAATCTCATTTTTGTGCTGATTGCTCTTCTCTTAACCATTGTTTTGGTTGTTTCAACATCTCTGATAAAAGCTTCCATATATTTAATACGCCCGTATCAGAAATACAATTTAATAACATTATTACAATGTTTAACCTTACAAAACAACCGCTGGCGCTAATAGAATATCAATCTGATTATAGAGCTACAAAAAATATGAATATTGGCGAATATTTTAAGAATTATACCCCATCGTTTTTTAAATGGCTATCAACTCTTCAGAATTATAATCCAGAAATCGTTTATAATATTACATTTCAAAAAGAAATATTTTTAGACAACTAAAATTTGATTTTTCTTTTAAAATGTTATATAATATATATAGAAAGTTAAGAAATAAGTAATTAAATCTTACTTCACTTGGGAGGATTAGTTGCCCTTCCTTACATAAATAGCAACTATTTAAATAAGTAGGTATAGTATAACGGTTAGTACTTCAGTCTTCCAAACTGATTGAGAAGGGTCCGATTCCCTCTACCTACTCATATGCAATTTTAGCTCAATGGCAGAGCAGTCCGACACTTAGGATAATATTGGGGTTCAAATCCTCGAAATTGCACCAATCCTCGTATCGTGGAGGATTCAATAAATACACGAACCAAATATGGCAGTATAGTTCAAAGGTAGAACACCCCTAAGGGAAAAGTAAGTCTTAAAGTGTAGGCTATAGCGGCATACTATAGGTGTCC